AAGTGTGCAACTGGGTATTGTCTACGTAACCCTTGCCCGTGATGGTAACTGTTCCCGCGCTTTCAACTTCAAACGTAATATAATTGACATGTTCCGCAAGCGCAACCGCGCCGGTTACACTGTGGCTATGAATAGGCTGGTCAAAGCGGATTGTATATATCCCCTCCGCCAAACTGTCTTCAAATAAATCAATTACTTCTGCGCTGGTGGTATATAAATGCGACACCAACTCCAAACCCTTGACCGCCTCAACCTGCTCAACATTTATGCTGTCAATGATGCTTTCTTGCGGTATTTCAGCCCTTGCCCTGCTGAATTCCCAATCGGCAGCGCGCCATCTGCGCTGCCAGTTGCGTGACTGCCCGGCGGCGGGAACTCCGGCACGCGCGCCATAGTTTATATTTTTGGCGGTGTTCTCGTCAGCCGTGCCAATTCTAACGAATCCGGGCATACGCGGCGCAACCACAAACACGCCCGCCGCAAATGCTACCTGGTGCAATGCCTCCCTGCATGTGCAGAATGGTATCCATCCGGTTAGTTCAATATCCTCTAACTCCGGTGCTATTTCGAACTTGATACCTGAAACAGCCGTGATGCTTTCCAATATGGTTTTGATAGGGGTAGCGGTAAGCCACAAACCGCCCCGATAATCCGTCTTATCAAGCAATCCTATCTGGTCGAATAGTTCAAACTCAATCACGCGCTCTGATAAGCTCTCCCACTTCTCCACATAGTACAGCCCGATATAAATACGTTTACCGTTTACCACCTGCCAGATAGTAACAGGCTGGTTCTCCCTGAACCCTTGAAACTCACTGGTAGGATTGATGATGTTGAAATCCTCATTTTCATTGTACAGCTTTATAGTGGCTGTGCTTATCTGCAATGTCAAGTTGGTGGGGTCAAACGCCTCATATACATCAGCAGCGATAACATCACCGCCCTGAAACTTCAAATCACCGATAATGATTTCTGTACTGGTACTCATGATCTCGCTGGCTCTCTGGCGATAAAGTTCACCGTCAATTGTTTGAAATAATTATTGCCGTTATGTACTTTCACCATATCATCTTTCACGTTGCTAAAATAGGCGGTGAAGGTGTGCATACCATCCTCGTCAGGTACTGAAACGGTGTGAAATTCAGTCGGCTCAGTTAGCTTGTTCCACAAGGCTGTATAAGCTGCTACACTTGCTGCCTTACCAAACTCCAATTGATAGTTGAAATAAACCCCGATAAGCTCGCGGTGCAGTTTGCCATCTACCGTGCGCTCCGCAAATTTGTCTAAGAAGTCCGCGCTTCTTTTTATCTTCACCACCGGCACGTTATAGGTTGTGCCATCAATGATTACAATGTTACTCACCGTGCACCTCCCGCCGCAAAGTTCGTACCCTTGCGGTTGTTTTCTTTGTCGATGTATGGTTTCAACTCGCGCACCAGCGCGCCCAGTGAACCCGCGAAGTTGATAGTAACTTCCTGCGCTCCCATTCCGCCCATTTCTTCGCGGATAATCTGACGGATAAGACCTTCCGGCGCTTCCAGGTTGCGGCCGCTGCGTTGATCGCCCAGCACCGCTAAGAATTGTGAATTGGGAGGGATAACCGCGCCTGTTGCCAGCCTGGGTATTTGCGGCGCTACCACCTGGGGGATATTTTTCCATCCAGGTATCAGCCCGCCCGCCGCATTTGCCGCGTCTACCAGCCCATTAATACCTGTAACCATGCCCCTTAATAATCCGTTCAGCAGGTCAATCAGCGAATTTATAATACCCTTGGCAAATGATACAATACCCTCAAATACAGTTTCAAAGGTATCGCCTATCCATTCCCATGCCTTGCCAAATGCCTCCTTTAGTGGTTCTGTTACGTTTTCTTTGAACCAGTCGGCAATCTTGCCCCATAGCAAGGTTATAATTTGCACGGTTTGTTTTTGCAGGTTGGAGATAGCTATCGCGCCAGTTATAAAAAATATAACAATCTTGGCCCATAAATTTCTGAAAAACTCTACAATGCCAGCCCAATTATTGCGCAGTAATAACGCAGCCGCCGCAATCGCTAATAATATCAGCACCACCATACCGGCGGGTGATAATATAGCCCATATTGCCAGCGCCACTAATCCAAGCACAACAACGATAATTTGGAATGCCTTCTCGTTGTTCTGTATCCACTCGGTCAATTCTTTTATTCTTTCGGTCAGCCATTCAATCGCGATAACCAGCAGATCACGAATCCAGGTAAGAAGCTCGCCGCCCTGCACGCCTAACCAATCAAACAAAGGTTGCAGTGCGACTTCGGCCGCCTCCCACAATTCTTTCAGCGCCTCCCACAACGCTTTTAGCGGTGGTAAAAGCGGCTCAATAAAATCTTTCAACTTCTGAAACCATTCTGTAATTTTATTGTCAATCGGTATTTCAGTAAGCCCAAGACCTCCCACTCCACCGCCGCCGCCTCCTTCGTCTGGTTCTTCCATCTGCAATACATTGATTTCATCAAACGCCGCCAGCGCTCCTTTTGCGGCCTTCTCGCCATCTTTGATATTCTTTGCCATCTTACCGCTGCTGCCCGCCGCGTCCTGTACCGCCGTTGCGTTGGCTACCAGGATTGTATTCTGCCCCCTGAGCAGTGCCATAATCATTGATACAATATTTACCATGCGGGTCAGCCAATCCACCACCGCTTGAATTGCTGGCAAGGCTGTGATAATCAGAGGGGCAAACGCGGAAAAGAAAGAATTGCGTAACCGTTGCACGCTTTCTTTTATCGCCTCCGTCTGATTACCGAACCGCCCTAACATATTCATAGCACGGTACATTTGCCGCGCCATGCGCCCGATCATAAATACAATGGTCGTTAGCGCCTGTGCAATGATTGTGACCCATAGAACGCTTTTGGCAAACGTTTGTAGCAGGTTGCCCGCTACCGTTTTCATTTTTGCGGATATGTTCTTTATGCCTTTGTTGAACCCGCTTTCATCTATGCGAGTATCAATCCTGATTTCACCATCGTACATTATGCGCGCCTCCGTTCCCGTTTTGCCTGTCTATATTGTGCCATGAAGTCAGCGTCCGCCTCACGCTCTGCCAATGAGCGCATGTCAATATCGGGTACTTCAAACATACTGCCCATATCCTGCGCCATCTGTTTTTCTTCCTTGCTCGCCTTGCCAGTCTTGACCCGCTTGCGTAAGCCAATCAGATTGCAGAAGGTGGTATCAGCGCCCATATCCATGAATAACGCCAAGAACTGCCACCAGTGCAGTTGTGCTTTTTGCAGGTCGATACCGTGGGTTTGCTGGAAGGCGGCATATATGATATTGGCGTCTTTGCTAAACGAGTACAATCGCAAGCCGCCTTCCATGCTTTCTTCTTCGCCATCGTCACCACCGCCGTCAAGGTATGCAATTGCCGCCCTGCCAGCCTCCGCTATATCCGCCGGTGTTTCTACGAATAGGTTGTCAATCAGTACCATTTGCTTTTCTAACATGGTCAAGCCATTATCTTCAAACGCCAGCAGAACACGCAGCGCGGTTCTAAAATCGCTGCGTATTGCGTATTCTTTGCCCGCTACTGTAAGCGTTTCTGGCAGTTCGTCAATAAGCACATTTCCCATATCATTTTCGCGCCTGGTACTTTTTTACCTTCTGCTCACGTTCCCGCTGTATAAATGGTGTGATGCCCTCGAAGAATTGTTCAAACATATTCAAGGTATTAGCATCACCAAAGGCGGCTTGCGATGTTCCCGCGCCAAAGACGTGATCTATCTGCCCGCGTAAATATTGGCAAACCTCGGAGGTCAGGGCAAGCAACGCGCCGGTATTTACCGGTATGCCGAACTCGTCAACTTCCTCAGTAATCAATTCATCAGCACGTGCGCTAAATTCTTCCGCCTTCGTTTCAAATTCTTTCAGCAGGTTATAGAAGCGTTCCGCAAATAATGTGTCCTGCGGGTTGAACTCAATCACCCGCGATTCATCGCCATTCACAAGAATACGCTTTACCCCGGTGTCAATGCGGATGGTATTTGCCATGTTAGGCCGCCGGTGTGAATGTCAGGGTGGTGGGGTTGAAAGTGCCTAACGTCGGGTCGCCGCGATAATGAATGGTGTAATTGATTTTGGCGCTCGCGCCGCCATCACCGCCAAATGAGTCGATGCTAACCGTCACGTCCTGCAATTCAGCAGGGTAAGCGCCGGAGCTTTCATCTTCATACAGCCACACATTCACGACCTGGGTATGAGCCGCGTCCAAGATAGCACGCGCCTTGCGTAACCCGTCTACATACTCGAACACATCATCGCCATTGATTGCGCTTGCTTCAATCGGCATATTAGGCTTATAGCCCTCAATCTCCGCGCTGCCGCTGTCCTGATGGATATAGGTTTCTTCGCTGGTTTCGGGATTGTAGGCAATTTCAGCCGCCGTCACCCCGTCACCAATCAAGGCCCAATCCTGATAACCAGGGTCAACGTCAATGAAGGTTCTAAATTGACTGCGTTTAACTTTCGCTGTCGTCATAGTTCAAATTCTCCTTGTAAATTAATCTACACAAAATTTGGTAAACACCCGTTGCGCTTTGCCCTTCCTGAAATAGATAACCCCAGCCGGTAGCCTCAATCGCCTCTGCGGTCTTGCCACCATCTAACTCCGGCAATTCATTCGCCATTGTCTGCTGGTCTAACCATTCCGAGAACGCTTCAAATAAACCGTAGCTTTCCAGCCGTGCTAATTCATCAGCCGTGCTTTCCATGCCACGAAACGCAAACGGGTACTCACATAATCTCGTGTCGTTGATATAAGTTTCAATCACCTTACCGCCCGCCACCGGCAATACATCATACTGCCCAGCCGTAGCGCCAAGATAGGCAACCCACACGGGCGCGCCTTCGCTCAATCCTGCATATTCTTTGATATACGTTCTCACGCTTTCAATAATGCTCATGATCTTATCGTCCCGAATGAACCGCCCAGCCTAATTTGTTTGCCGAACTGCTGCCGCGCGCCTGCCATAACCGCCCTGCCGTGCGCTATCCACATACGTTCAAACCAGTACGACCCTCTGTTCGGGTCAGGGCTTGACCGTGTTTTGCGCGGCTCTGGCAAATAGTATTGATAACGCGCATAAGGCGCTATCCACTTGACCTCACCACTGCCCGCCACAGTACCCAAAATGCCCGATTTTATCAACATACTGGTCTTTAGGGGTATATATGGCTCACATAGCCGCAAAATCTCGCTATCGACGTATTTCTGCGCCTCGCTGTAAGCCTGCCCATACTTCGGCTTCATGCTGGTATGCCACACCAATTCAGCCCGGCCATGCTTTGTTTGCACAACTGAGCCGCGTGGCGTGTCAATCCTCTGTACCGCCATTAGCTTGCCCCTATCTGGATATGGCGCATATTTGCGCTGCCATAATCCATCGTATCAACGGAGCGCACAATCACGGCACGGTAGTCAGCGCGCAAGTTGCTCATGGTGTAGGTAGGGCTAATCGTCTTTGTTACAACCCCCTTGACAATCACATCCTCCGCCTTGATAATGGCGCTCATATCTGGGATATAAATTGCCACCGCGTCAGCCTGTAAGTTGCCAGACGCTATCACATTGGCGGCCTTTCTGTCTTCCCAGTGAACACCACGAATAACGGAGCGTACCCATACCTCAGCGCCATTTACCACCGTTCGGCTGTATAGCGTAATATCTGCGTTGGTTTTCATTCTACCCCACGATAAAGCAGGTCAGTGTCATGCAGGTGTAACCGCGCGGCTCTCGCCATACGGTCTTGCTGTGACGTTCTGGTTTCCGCCTCCGCGTAGGTAATGGAATACTGCCCGACCCGCTCACTGGATACCACGCCACCCGCGCTTTCAACCTTGTATAGTTCCTCAACAACGGCGCAGGCGGCCTGCCTGATTTTATCAATCAGGTCGTCGTCTTCGCCAGCCTCAATCACCGCTGCAATGCGCCTGTCACTGATTGCGTCAAGGAACACACCGGCGCGGTTCGACATGTAATCCCATGACGCCTGGGCTACGGCGCTGCCGTAGTATTTTTGAGTGTAGTAATCCCAAGTTGCGTATATAGCCATAGCCCAAGCGCCTTTCTTAGTTTATGAACCTGCGGGTAAATCCTCTGAGATAATACCCGTCACCCATTTCAAATAACCGGTCAGCTTTCCGGTCAGCAATTCGCTGGTTGCAACGGTCACGGTAATCTCGCGCGCCTCTGTGGTTTTCACGCTGGTTGATTCCGGCGTGTTAGCCTTCGGTACAATTGCCTTGCGTCCCTTGGTAGAGAACGGAGCGCCCGAAACAGCGGCAGCGGCTTGAATATCATTAGCACCCTCTACCTTGATTGCGATGGTAGCGTTAGAAGCGTTCTCGCTGGTAAAGGGAGTATTGACATCAAAGAATCCGCCGATGATGATAGCATGGGCCGGAAAAGATAAGCCCACACCATGCGCGCCCACCTCTGCGTTAGGTTCGCCCGCGCTGTCCACACCCTCAACATCGAAAGTGAAACGTGCGAGGCGTTCAAAGCCAAAGCCGTCTTCTTGCCCGATAGGCATGATTGATTCGAAATTATCATTTACGTCTTTCAGCCAGCCTGCGATTCCAATTGGTTTCAAGCTCATGTCAGGCCTCCTTACGAGTTCTTAATGTGAGCGTAGACACCTTTGACTTTGTTGTCAAGCACGAAAGCGTCGTGATAAATACGGTACTGCATCAGCCAGGCGTCAGCGGTCTGGTTCTGCTCCGGTGAGAAAATCCGCA